GGAGAGGTTTGTGAAGTCAAAAAGGCTCCCGCCCGCTTGATGCCATTTACTAATCCAGAAGGTGTGCGGATCGACCCTCTTGACATAGCAGTATCCTCATATTGCACGCCTGAAGTGTATTTTGACTATGATAGTTTATGCAGTGCGCGAGACTCTCTAGCAGATATGCTTGGGAATGTTAGTGTGAAGAGCGTAGAAAAACGCGTCTTCACGTTTGAGGAAGGTGTTCTTGGTGATGGTCCTGGTTCAGAATTCGGTTCTGTTCCTAGGACAAAATCCGCTGGATATCCTTACAATGTTATGTCTGGAATCACTTCAAAAGCTCGTTTCTTTGGGATGGGTGATGATTATGATCTCTCGAATCCTGAGTGCGATCAATTGCGTAAAGAGTGCGATGAAGTCATTATGAATGCTGAAAAAGGCATAAGGATGACCCACATCTTTACGGATGCACTTAAGGATGAGAGAAGGTCAAAAGCGAAGGTTCAAGCCGGAAAAACAAGAATGTTTTCTGGTTCGCCCACTCCTTTATTGATTGTTTCCCGCCAGTACTTTGGCGCTTTCCAAAAATGGATTATTTTGAACAGAATAACCAATGGAATTGCGATTGGAGTGAATGAATACAGTTCTGATTGGAATCTCATCGCTCGCAATGTTGAGAAGTTTGGAAAGGGGCTTCACAATGTTGGTGCGGGAGATTACCAGGGGTTTGATCAAAAGCACAAACCCGCGATCATGTGGGAGATTTTGAAGATAATCCAGGATTGGTATGGTTATGAGGACCAGAAAGCCACAAATGTTCGTCATATTTTGTGGTATGAATTAGTTAATTCAAAACATCTTGTAGATGGTTTGTTAGTTTCTTGGCCCTCTTCGATGCCATCTGGACATCCTTTGACTGCTTTGGTCAACTGTATGTACAACCATATTCTTTTTCGTTTGAGCTGGATAGATCTCATCAATCCAGTATCAAAGGATGCACACAGCTTCAACAAAGCGGCCTATTTGGTCGTTTTGGGCGATGACAATGTTTTCAGCGTTGTATTGCAATATGCAAGTGTTTTCACGGAGGGTAATCTTAGTGAGTGCATGAAGAAATATGGTGAAGTGTATACTCCAGAAGATAAGGAGTTGACCTGCTTTGGTACTACTTTGAGAAGAATAGACCAGGTCACGTTCTTGAAAAGAAGATTTCGTTATGATCGGAGTCATTCTAGATATCTGGCTCCTTTGGATTTGGATGCCATTCTTGATATTCTCAATTGGAATAAAGATGGCGCCAATTCTATTGGAGACACTGAAGCGAATGTCAGTACAGTCCTTCATGAACTGACTCTCCATGGACAGGAGACCTTCGAGACATGGAAGGGAAAGATCTTGAGTGCAGTAGATAAACACTCTGAGCTTTCCCGCCCACCAGTAACGACCTTCAATACCTTGATCCGAGAGGTATTAGATCGTGAAGTTGGGTATGAAGGTTCTCCACGCTTTTTCACTGATTACGACGAGAGAAGAGCCAATTCCGCGGCCCCTCAATCTTCTTCTCGGCGCTTTGGGAAAGAACAGGCTGGGCTTTTTAGCCTTACTTCCAGGATGGCCTCTCGGCAAACCCGAGTATATCCAGGAATCCGCGGGAAGTGCACTGGTTTGGCTCAACCTTTGTACTATAACTGAGCTGCTGACCACAATAACTCAAACGATACACATGTCACCGATATGGAGACCCCAGGTTTAGGGTCAGAAAACCGTCTTAGTGTAGTTGTGACTGACAACTCGCAGTCCGGAGTGACCTCCGGTACAACTTATAGTGCCAATGAATCCACTGTAGTTGTAGGGACGCCAGATTCATATACGCCCATTGATCCTGCGTTCTTGGCGACAGCGAAGACTGGTGCTGGTCAAGATATTGCATCTTTCCTGGCTAAACCGTTGATGGTTGCGAGTGGACTTTTGTCCACAAGTGATACTTTTACAACTCCGGTTTATTCAGTTAAGATTCCACATGGACTTTTGTCCAATATTTTGTGGAAAAATAAAGTTGACGGTTTGGGAGCCTTTAGAGGCACACTCCGTATAACTATTCAGATCAATGCCACTAGGTTCCAGCAGGGTAGATATATACTTGCTTGGATCCCAGACGGCGGAGCTCAGTCCCCAGACTTGTTCACAAGAATGCATTCTGCAACCTTGTGCCAAGTGACTCAGCTCCCTCATGTTGAGATAGATCTTGCTTGTGACACAGAGG